TTTTCAGCTAACAAAAACTTTTCGCTGTCTATGGCAAGACAATTTACCAAACCTTTCTACGACGCGACCTTGAAATAAGCTTAGGGTCGGGATAATCGGTTCGGAGGGTAGATAACTCTCTGGGCCAGCCCCTTCGTCTTTAATGAAGACTTTGCGTAAGAAGGGGTGTGTAAGATGAGTGCCAATCTTGAACTTTCGGAGCAAATCACAAAAATCAAGAACCTCGTCTTCTGTTGATCGGTACCTTTTGACTATAGTATCCAGTGATACTGCTGAAGATTCTATAGCCGTCCTCTCTTTGTCCAAAGAGCGCTCGTAAGCCTTATCTCCCTTAGAGATGACTTGAGTCAACCTCATACTAGCAGGGAAAGCAGCTCGAGCCGAGTCCGCGATTATGGACTCTCCCCAGTTAGCGCGCGAATGTATTATCTCAGCTAGATGAGAGTTAATTCGCTCCTCCACAGTCGCCTTTCTGCGCCCTATTTTGAAAGACGGCATTTGGCCTTGAATTATTCCGAATTTCTTGAACCACGAACCAAAATTCACGTATGGCTTATAGCTACCATCAGGTTGTAAAGCCCAAGAGTGTTTAAGGAACTGTAAGTCCTCTATACACTCACAACGAATCATTTTGGCTATAAACCCAGCTTTCTCGCACGCATTCACGAGAGCCCCCCATGGGTCGCGAGGAGCTCTGTTCATGCAGTCGGCCATTCTAACAAAATTGAACACCTGAGCGAACAAATTCATCAACGTGGTTCCGGAGAAACCACTAGGCAAGCAATACTGACCGGGTAGTAGCGATACTTCCACCATCGACGGTACTTTCTTAGACTTCGTCAAAAGCTTACTATTGACGTTGTTTAACCGTATGGGTTTTCGACACTGCGCAAACGCTTCTCTGTACACCCGTTCATTGACGGGGTCTGCGGCTATGAGTGCTCGCTGAGCAAACACAAAAACCGGCCAGAACATCGAAGCATCGCACGCAGATATATCGAAATTAGACCACTCCAATCTCCCATTATTACGGACCGCGATGCAGGCATCATCCGAATAACAAATCATCACCATTCTATACCTAGAAGCCTGAACAGTGAGAGCATCGATTGCGCGATCCAGCTCCGAGGGCATAGGTCCCTCTATGAACGTGAACGCACAGCCTCTGTACTCAAAGAACTCCCCCCCGAAAGCCGCTTTATCGTCCGCAGCTAAGGGTCCGTGAACGAAAGCGGAGCTCTCCGAGATCTCCCCTATCGCACGCAACTGCTTATCAGGTGGCAACAACTCGCCTGGTTTTAATTTGTAATCGACGTACCTCCTTACATCGGAAATCATCCATCCCTTCCTCAAAAACTTCTGTTCCACAGCCTCTCGCAATTTCTTCTTTGGATGCGCAGCATGTATCCACATCTGCTGCAAGCCAAAGTGATCTGGATTCTTCTTGTGCTTCACTACGAACCACTCGATAAATCGATCCAATCCCGCGAGTTTTAAAGTTTCTATTTGGTTCCTGATTAGACTTTGATGGGTGTCCACATCTTTCCTAACTCCAAACAGACGCTTAACTGCAGATGAAACTAATGAGTCCGGCATAAGGGCATGCATTTTAAAGCCGGTACCTAAAGAGCACCCCACTAAAACTGGATCTTCTTTGAATGTCGTCCGAGGCTCTTCTGTGAAATGGAACGAGTTAACCAAAGACCTCCCGTCTCCCGGCTTCACAACGTCCAAAAACACACCCCCTCGAGACCTAAATCCATTGAGATCCCAGTCGAACCTTGTGGTGCACAAGATTCCACCTCCTATCGGATAGTCTAAAGGCGCAGTTGGTTTGGCGTGGTAGATCCCGGGTTCCCATAGCCCGCGCGCCCAGCCCTCTGCTGAAAATTTAGAATCTGATAGGTTGGGGTCACGTCCATAGCGGCCCGCTTTATCTTCAACTCCTCCAAATTCTTGAGATGCGCATAATGCTTTGCGCAAGCATATATGTAACCATGCCATCTCATGGTATAATGCTTATCATCAAGTTTGGGCCAATTTGAGTCATCTGACAAAACAGTACGGACGTTACCCGGAATGGTTAATCCCGCGTTATAGGAGATCAACCGTTTTTCGACTGTTGTGAGCATCCACCTAGGGTACCTCACTCTTACGGTCCGGTTGAATTTATAACCGGAGAACATATCAAGCCGTCGCAATTTAATATCGACGGCATCAAAGTTGTTGTAATTTTCATAATCAACTTTGGATGACATGCCTAAAGTGGAGATTGGCTTATGGACAGTCGTACCATTCCACCAATAAAACGTGATAGCGCAAGCTAGAACTGCAATTAAGTAGCC